CAAGTGCAACTCCTCACGGAGCAATCACTACTGGTACTATTGTCGGTGCAGCCTTTAGTAATAAAGTAACACATTATAAAATTAAGAATGCTTATGGCACTTCAATTTTTTATGGTGACTTTGTGAAATGGGGTGACGATAATCCAAATACAACTGTCCAAAAAGATACAGGCACAACTGCTTGTACTCCAATTGGTGTGTTTCTTGGATGTGCATACACCGACCCTACTACTGGTCAATTTACGCCTAATCAATATTTCCCAGCTTCAACTGCTGCGGATGATATTGTGGCGTATGTTTCTACCGATCCATATGTAATCATGCAAATGCAATGCGATGGCGCAGCAGACCAAGACGATCTTGGTAAAAACTGTGCTATAGTGCAAACTGCTGGTTCAACTTCTATCGGAAGAAGCAAAAACTCGGTTGATATATCAACTGTAGCAACTACAGCAACACTACCTGTTAAGATTATCGCTTTTGTCGATGGTCCTGATAGTGCTGTTGGAGATGCCTACACAGATGTATTAGTAATGTTTAACGCTGGTCATCAGTTGCTTAACGCAACTGGAATAGGCTAATAGGAGATAAATCATGGCAGCTATATCAAGAGCGCAAGAGCTACATCAACTCCTACCAGGACTTAATGCCCTATTCGGAGAAGAGTACAACAATTACGAAAACGAACACGCTGAAATCTACGCAACAGAAAATTCTGAAAGATCATTTGAAGAAGAATTGAAGTTGTCAGGTTTTGGTGCAGCACCCGTAAAAGACGAAGGTTCATCTATCAATTATGATACTGCACAAGAATCTTTTGTGGCTCGCTACACCCATGAGACAATTGCAATGGGGTATTCAATCACAGAGGAAGCTATGGAAGATAATCTATATGTTTCTCTCTCTGGTAGATACACTAAAGCATTGGCTCGTGCAATGGCTTACACAAAACAAGTAAAAGGAGCGTATCCACTTAATAATGGATTTAGCACTACTTTTTCTTCAGGAGATGGTGTTGCTTTATTTAGCACAGCTCATCCCCTTGTAAGTGGTGGAACAAACAGCAATAGACCAAGTACAGGAGCTGACTTAAATGAAACATCTTTAGAAGATGCAATCATTCAAATTAGCAAATGGACAGATGAAAGAGGTCTGAAAATTGCAGCGAGAGCTAGAAAGCTTATAGTACCAACTGATCTTCAGTTTGTTGCTACAAGACTTCTACAAAGTGACTATAAAGTCGGAAGTGCTGACAATGACATCAATGCTATTAAAACAAATGGTGTGATTCCAGAAGGCTATTCAGTTAATCATTATTTAACTGATACTAATGCTTTCTTTATCACAACAGATGTTCCTGATGGCATGAAGCATTTTGTCAGAGCGCCAATGACTACATCTATGGATGGTGACTTTGATACTGGTAATGTTAGATACAAAGCTAGAGAAAGATATTCCTTTGGAGTATCCGATCCGCTAGGTATCTTCGGATCACCAGGTAGTTCGTAAGAACAATTAGGGAGGCTTTAACGAGTCTCCCTTTTTTTATCTAGGATTAAACTTTACCTATCGACTGACCTAGCAGACAACGCCAAAAGACGATAGGTCTTTTTCGGGAGAAAAAAAATGGCTAATACAACATTTAACGGACCAGTTAGATCGGAGAATGGTTTTGAACAAATCAGCATCTCATCTAGCACAGGAGCCGTAACAACTAATTTAGATGTGGATAGCAGTGGTAATATAACCACAACAGGTTATGTAAGTGCTTACTCTAATGTCAGCAGCATTACTAGTGCTACCAAATCAGTTGAATCAACTGATTCAGGTACTGTTTATACTTTAAACAGAGCAGCAGGAATAGTAGTAACACTACCTACAGCAGCAGCAGGTCTTAACTATACATTTATAGTAGGCACAACCTTTACAGGTGCAGGACAAATTAATACAGACAATTCCAGTGACTTGTTCTCTGGCTTTGCACAATTATTTGATCCAGCAACTGCTGGCGATACTAATACCTTTATCCCTGATGCCAGTGATGACGATACCATTGATTTAGGATCAGCAGCACAAGGTTGGTTAGTAGGCGGAGTTATTCGTCTAGTCGCAACTTCAGCAGCAGTATGGCATTGTGAAGCGTTTCTTCATGGTGATGGTACTCTAGCTACTCCATTCGAGTAAGGGGGTAACTAATGGCTGATGCAGTAACTTCGCAAACCATCCAAGATGGTGAAAGAAATTGTATTATGAAGTTTACCAATGTCAGCGATGGCACTGGCGAATCCGCAGTAGCTAAAGTAGATGTTTCTGCTTTAGCATCTAACTCAGAAGGCAAATCGTGTTCTGAAGTTAAAGTGCTACGGGTAAGCCATGCTATTGTCGGCATGTCTGTTCAATTGTTTTTTGATGCTACCAGCAATGTCCTTTTAATGGAACTTGCTGAAAGCAGTAATGGACACATGGACTTTAAAGACTTTAGCGGTATTACAAATAATGCGGGTAGTGGTAAAACAGGAGACATTCTTTTTACTACAAAAGGTCATTCATCAGGAGATACTTATTCTATCGTGTTAGAAATGCACAAAGTATATTCTTGATCTATTAGGAGATATTAATGGCAAAAATTAAGAAGTATGTAATTTCAGAAACTGGAGAATTTCCTCCACAATATAAAGTTTTGAGGTTAGATGAAGATGGAATCTATAGACCTGTTTTTGGTCCTGATCCTGATTTAGAAGATGCAGAACGTAAATGTGGCGAAATGAATTTGGACAGAGCAAGAAACGATAAAGGTCATTATAAAAAAGATGATCTTTCAACACCTGATGTCAATGAGGCATATGTAGGTGGTAAAGCTCCTAAAAAAGCACCAACTAAGAAAAAAGCTGTTAAAAAGAAATCAACTGCTAAGAAAAAGTAGTTTTATGTAATACTATCCATATACTTTAGTAATAGAGTATGTGGATATTTAATTTATGGAGGGCGATATGCCTAAAAAAGATATGGGTTTGAAAAAGAAAAATTTAACTGGTTATATGGGCGGAGGAGTTATGTATGCTAAAGCACCTACTAGCAAATCTTTTCGTAAAGGCGGAACAACAAAATTTGATGGAGGCGGTAGAGCTACTACATTTGCTGACCACTATTTTAATCTTACGCCAGAACAAAAACAAAGCGATACTATGAAAATGTATTTTGCTGATGGTCGTACAAAAAGACCTACTAGAGCGAAGAATCCAGCTAGACGTAGACCTAGCAGACCAGGTGGAAGAAATACGGGTGGTAAAACTCAAGCTAGAAGGGCGGAGCCAAGCGAGAAAACAATTAATCCACGCGAGCCTAAACCCATAAAACGTAAACCAAGACTTAAAAATAAAACTTTGAAATCAGGCGCTAAAAGATCAGGCGGAAGATAGAACTTTATGTCTAGAGCAGTAAAAGATTCTAGATTAAAGAGGGCTGGGGTATCAGGCTATAATAAGCCAAAACGTACACCCAGCCACCCTAAAAAGTCTCATATTGTTGTTGCCAAAGAAGGCGATAAGGTTAAAACTATACGTTTTGGACAACAAGGTGTTACAACGGCAGGCAAGCCAAAGAAAGGCGAGTCTAAGAAGCAAAAAGCTAGGCGTAAGTCTTTTAAAGCTAGGCATGGCAAAAATATAAAGAAAGGTAAAATGTCAGCAGCTTATTGGGCAAATAAAGAAAAATGGTGAGTAAATAATGGCTAAAAAAGGTCTATATGCAAACATTAATGCTAGAAAAAAGAAAGGTATTAGCAGACCAAAAAGTAAATCTACGATTACAAAGAAAGTTTATAACAATATGAAAAAAGGCTTTCCTAAATTTAAAAGGAAAAAATAAATGGCTACAAGTGGAACTACTGCATTTAATTTAGATATAAGCGATATTATGGAAGAGGCTTATGATCTTTGTGGGCTAGAGTTACGCTCAGGATATAGCTATCGTGGAGCTAGAAGAGCTTTAAATTTAGTATTTTTAGAATGGCAAAATAAAGGTTTAAATCTTTGGACTGTAGAACAAGGTTTATCAACATTAGTTGCTGGAACAAGCAGTTATACAGTTGAATCAAGCACATTAGATATTGTTGATGTCTTTATTAGAACTGATGCAGGAAATGTTGATAATCAGTTTGATCAACGATTAAATCGTATTTCTAGAACAGAATACAATCATCAAGCAAGCAAACTTACACAATCTAAACCAACACAGTTTTATGTTGATAAAGATGATGATGCAGTAAAAATAGTTCTTTGGGCAACTCCAGATTCTGCAGAAACATATACACTTGTTTATGATTATGTAAAACGAATAGAAGATGTTGGTGTAGTTGCAAGCAACAATGCAGATGTTCCAACAAGATATTTACCATGCTTAACTTATGCTTTAGCATATAACTTAGCTTGTAAATCTCCTGAATCACAACAAAGAGTTCCTATGATTAGGCAAAGATATATGGAGTTATGGGATGAAGCAAGCGATGCAGATAGAGAAAAAGCTTCTGTAAGGTTTGTTCCTGACTTATCAATTAGTGGTTATTAATGGCATACGCAAGAGCAAGCAAAGCATTAGGTCAATGTGATCGTTGTGGTTTTACATACAAGTTAAAACTTTTACAATATCAGATAGAAGATAGTAAAAGAAATGGCTTAAGGGTTTGTCCTGAGTGTTTAGATGAAGATCAACCACAATTAAAATTAGGTCAAGTTAATACATCTGATCCTCAAAGTTTATATAATCCTAGAGTTGATACAGGACAAAAATCATCTACAAGTTATTCAGCTTTTAATCCTATAGGTGGAGGAGTTACAGCTTTTGGCTCTAGTACAATGGGTTTAGATATAAAAGGTGAAGTAGGCAAATTAACAGTGAGTACATAATGAGTTGGACATATACAACATTAAAATCAGCTATACAAGATTATACACAAAATACTGAATCAACATTTGTTGCTGATTTAGGCACTATAATTCAACAAGCTGAAGATAGAATAATAAAGTCTGTTGAACTTCCTAATTTTAGGAAAAATGTAACAGGAACATTGACATCTAGCAATGCTTATTTATCAACTCCAACAGATTATTTATACCCTTATTCGTTAGCAGTTTTAGATAGTGATAGTAATTATAGTTATCTTTTAAATACAGATGTTAGTTTTATAAGAGAGGCATATCCTTCGGCAGCAACTACTGGAACACCAAAACATTATGCTCAATTTGATGATGCAAGTTTTATAGTTGGACCAACTCCAGGATCAGATTTTAATGTAGAATTACATTATTTTTATATTCCTGAATCTATTACAGCAGCATCAAGTGGAACAACATGGCTTGGAACAAATGCTCCAGAAGTGTTGCTTTATGGTAGTTTAGTTGAAGCTTATACATTTATGAAGGGCGAACCTGACATTCTTATTACTTATGAAAAAAGATTTCAAGAAGCTTTACAAAAACTTACTTTGCAATCAGATGGCTATAATCGTAAAGACGCATATAGGGATGGACAAAGAAAAATAGATGCCTAATAAAGATAGAAAGATTGCAATTGTTGCAATGGGTCAGAGTCAAATAGATTTTCACTTATCTCAGGTTCATAGTGTTTTATTTGATGAAATATGGGCTATTAATGCAATGATTGGTGTATTGCCTAATATAGATAAGGCTTTTATTCTTGATCCAATGAGTCGTTTTTTAGACACACACGATGCTGGTGCAATGACTGATATGATGAGGAAAACACTACCACTTGTAGATTATCCTATATATTCTTGTGAATTAGACAACAGAGTTCCTGCTGTTGAAGAATATCCTTTAGAAGAGGTGGTAAAAGATTTAGGTTGTTCTTACTTTAATAATACAATAGCTTATGCAATAGCTTATGCTTTATGGGCAAAAGTAGGGAGTATTTCTATATTTGGTGTAGATTTTACTTATAAAACAAATATGCACTTTGCAGAATCAGGAAGGGCTTGTGTAGAATTTTGGATAGCTAAGTGTATAGATTCTGGAATGGAAGTATCAATAGCACCAAGATCATCTTTATTAGATACTGATATTGATATTAAAGATAAGTTGTATGGTTATCATAGGTTAGATAATCCAAAGATTACTTATCAAAATGGCTCTGGTATGAAGGTTGGCAAGTGGTCTGACTTACAAGTTGAGCAAAATAGTAAACCTGTGGGTATAATAGGTAGGAAAGATATAGATTTAGAAATACCAGAACCAGAGAAATACTAATGGAAACAGATGAATTTAAAATTTCGATAGGAAGTTTAGGAGTTAAAACAACTCATAATAGAGGTCATACAGTAGAGGAAGTTGCTGAAATGGCTACTAATAGATTAGTATCTATAAGTGATACAGCACCAGATCAGATTAAAGCACAAGCACACGCTTTTAAAACTTTGTGCTATAAAGTAGTTACATATTATATGCAAGAGGCAATTAAAAACCATATGTGTACGATAGGTAATCAATTAGAACAGCAAGGTCATAAAGACTTAGCTAATATTATTAGGAGACTATAATGGCTATAACTCAGGCAATGTGTACTTCTTTTAAGAAAGAACTCTTAGAAGCAAAGCATAATTTTTTACTTTCTGGAGGCAATACCTTCAACTTAGCTCTGTATACCAGTTCAGCTACTATGAGTGCTGCTACCACAGCTTATTCCACTAACCAAGAGGCATCAGGAACAAACTACACTGCAAAAGGTTCAGCTTTAACCAGAATCGACCCGACTACATCAGGCACTACTGCGTTTACTGATTTTGCTGATTTGAC